AGTCGCGCTTCGTTACCATCCCCTCGAGACCGTGGCCTTCGATGAGGTACTGGTCAGTCGATCGAGTGATCGGCTCGACGCGACGGTATTTTCCACGGCCACCGATAACCGATGTCTCGATGCGGAGATGGCTTCCGCCATATTTTCCGAGGAGACCAGAGTACTGAGCTGTTTTTACTGACGGCAAAAGCTGTTCAGCGATCGTGCCTCGTGCTTTCTGCATGATGGCTACGTTTGTGAGCAGCTTATCTACTTGAGCTTTCAACTGTGACATTTGCTTAGGTTTCCTTTCCTATTAGAGTGCCGCGTGGGCTGTTGCGATTACCACTTCGACGGCAATCAAATCGTTGGCAACGCCACCTTGCATCGCGATTGCGATGATGTGGTCGCCTTCTGCGTTCGCTTTGTAGAGCGATCCGTCTGTGTGGCTAACGAGATAATCGCCAGCCGAAACAGCCTCGCCCAAAAGCGCCTTCGCGCCTCCGCCTGGGAGAGCGACCTCTGCTCCTTCGAGAGCAGAAGATGCTGCGTTCTGGATGATGCCGATGCAACGATCCGTGTTTGCAGCGCCAACGACAACGGTGTCGCCCGCAGCCGATGAGAGTTTCACAGCTTTGCCTTTAGCAATCGCAGCCGTGTGCTTGAACAAATAGATCCGTGGTTCCGAGTGTGAAGCCATTTCTGTTTTTCCTTTCTAATTCATTTCTGCGTAACGTTTAGCTAACTCTTTGTTCTCAGAGAGAACTAGAGAGATGCCTGCAACAACATCAGTCGCGCGCTTTTCAGCGACAGCTTTTTCAGCCAACTCGATCACTTCGTCCGCTGCATCCTTCGGTTTCGCAGGAGCTGCGGGCGGAGCGCCGTGGCCGGTTTCTGATAACTTCACGGGTTGCGCGAGCTCCATGAACTTCGCCATGTCGCCAGACATAAATGCCTCGCGCTGCGCCTCGACAACTTTTCCCTCAGAGAGTTTTGTGTCGAACTGAGTTTTCTTTTCTGCTGTTTTCTTATCAGCCTCGAGAGCAGAAACTTTTGCTTTCATCTCCGAGAGAGCCTGATCTTTTTCGACGAGCTCCTTCTTAATGTCGCCCAACTCTGCAGCAGCCGCTTGGCCACCTCCGAGTTTTGCTTCGAGTTCGGCAATCTTCGCTTTCAGCTCCTCGATCGTTTTGTCTTTTGGATCCACTACTAGCTCCCTTCCTTCTGTCAGTTCGATGACTGGGGCCTGTCCTTTAACGACAGGACGGTTTGTGAGACCCGCTCCCAAAAGAGTCGGGCCGTGTTTCTTTAACGTTTCGTTATCTTGGTAGTCGAAATTGAAATCCGCCGAGACGTAGCGGAATTCTTTTGCGAGAACCGAGGCCGCGCCTGCGGGAGTCCATTCCGGCACAGCCCAGAGCTCGTTTCCATCATCCGATAGTTCGATCGAGCTGAACCATGCAGCCGCCTCCCCCTCTGAGTTATGACCATAGTCGAGAGCGATGTCGACCCCGCGAACGCGCGCATCAAAGTTTGCCTTAAATGCGAGCAGGTGATCTTTCGTGATCTCAAATTTTCCATACGATGGGTGATGGAACTGGCCTGTTCGGATGACCTGGATTTTCTCTGGTGCCTTTGCAGCACCTTCGGCGAGCTGGATTGCGATCGGTGAGAGTCTGTAAAGATTAGGCATTACTGCATCCTGATTGTGGAGAATCGGTTTCGTCAATACAGAATCGATGTCCAGATCGGCTTTTGGTCCCGCGCGCGTGAGCAGGCGGGACATTTCTGGACTAGAGGTGTGGGGTTTCGCCTTCGATATGAACGTGCCCGCAGCATACCTGCTCGGAGAACTGGATCGAGTCCTCCAGCTTCGATGTCGATGGCTTCAGTTTAGTGATCTCCATGTTCCCCTTCAGCTCGAGGATCGGCTCGATGTAGCTTTTGCAATTGAAATGCAGCGGCGGGGTATATCTGAAGCGATCGGGATCATCGATGTCGAAGATCGTGCCTGCAAGATCCTGACAGATGGGCGAGACGGGATCCCCGTTCACGAAACGGAAGGCTGCGATCTGCTCGCGGATCTCGGGCATCTCGAAGAACTCGATCCTGGTTTCGTTCACGATCTGCGAGGCTACGGATCCAGCTCCGGCTGTGACGCGCGGTCCCGTGGCCATCTCATACGCTGCATCCTCCAGATCCGCCTTGAGGATCGCGAGGGAATCGGTCGAGTCGACAGAGTGGTTAAATTGCCATGCGATGGTTTTCTGCAGATCAGTGATTTGAGTCATCGACAGAAGCTGGTACTGACGGAACAGTTTGTTTCGGATCGAGGCTGGGAGCTTCTCGAACTCCCCGAGCTGCAGAGAGTTTTCCACATCCTCCGAGAGCTGCACGGTTTTGCCTTTCGGAACCTCGGATCGAACATCCTTCAGGGCATCCGCTGAGATCACCGACATCGCAGCAAGCATCGCCTCGCGGTATGCCTGCACGCCTTTGGGTTGCAGATCCATAATGGCGTCCATGCGTTTAGATTCGGGGAGGGTTTTCATGTGGGCGATCACCTGGTCGATCATGTTCTCAGCCATGATCGAGAGATGCTCGACCATCACCGCCTTGAGCGCGAGCGAACCTTGCTGGATGAGCCTGCGGACTTGTGGCTTAGGCACGGGAGCCTCGCAACCGTGCTTTTTCGGCCATCTTGAATCGCTCCGAGAAGGCTCCGCCAAACGGGCTCGGCGCTGTGTCCCGAACTCCCTGTCCCGTCCTCGCTGGGAGGCCCATGCGTTTTCTTAAATGATCTTCGTCCCCGTCCTCGGGTGTTAGCCATTTGCCATCCCCCAGAGCCTTGAGCATAGTCGCGAGCTCCTGTCCGGCTTTATCGGAAATGCCTGAGTGCTTCAGAACTGGGTAAAAGTCTCGCGGGCCTCTGTTGATTTTAACGAGCGATGGGATCAGGTCCATGTTGATCGGTGAGGCGATCTCATCCGCTACGTGCTCCAGGCCCGAGAGCATGAAGTCCGAGAGATCGTTAGAGAGAGCGTACGCTCCGCCCGAGGATCCCATGCCGAGCTCGAGGAAGTTTGCGAGGAACGCCTTCGCCATGCGCCGATCCTCTCGATCGATCGACTCCTCTACCTTAGTCGGATCATAATCATTTGAGTTTAGGTTTATCTTCCAGCCGCTCGGAAACATCAGGTAGCCGCTCTCGTGGCTGACGTATTTTTCCAGGGCCGAAACCATGTTCGTTAGCTCTGGGCTGTTTTCTTTTCCAGGAGGGATCTCAACGATAGGAGTTCCCACCGCGCTTTTCTCGATCCCGATCGCGTTCAGCTTTAGATAAAGATCCTTCCGCATCCATGGGCCGTAGCATGGGCGAAGCATCGAGATGCCTTCGTAGTTAGATCCCTCTTGGTTTAGCGAGAACGTGAGGAGGAACTGATCGGGGATGTTCACCATGCCTTTATCGAGATCCCCCTCTGCGATCTGCGTGATCGATGCGAGTTTCCCAGTGTCTTTATTGATGTTCCATCGCTCGATCGTGCGCGGAGACCGCCAGCCGAGAGACTGCAGCCCGTTGTAGGATCCGAAACGAGGATGATCGAGCGCGATCTTATGCGTGATCTCAAACGCTGCGTGGCCGAAATCGATAAACGTCAGCACCTCGCCCAGAAATTTTTTAAACGGGCGATCCAGATCATCGATCAGGATATGCTTGATGAGCTTCGCATCCTCGATCGCCTCGGGAGATGGAGCCTCGCCATCTGCGCAGCCTGGATGGATCTCCCATGTGGCTCCGAGGATCGGGTTTTTCACGGCCTTCAAACACATCACGAGCTGCGCGTCTGATCGTCGCATCTCATCGAATATGTCAGCGCGATCCGTGCCGCGCAGAGTCGCCAGATATTCCTCTGATGGGTATCCAGCATCGACGCGCGTACCGGTTGAGCCGATCTCATGGCGCTTCATTCCGAGGGGAACGATCGTCTGTTGATCCTCGACGATCTCAGTGCCTCCGAAATCGGAGAGGCGGAGCATTCGTTGAAGCAGGTTCGGTTTTCGTTTTGTTACCATCGTTTTCCTCGCTGGCCTGAGATTGTTACGTTCGATTTTGGAATCAAGTTTTCCGAGAAGTCACCTGATGATTGATCGCGGAAGCGAAGCAGGGCTTGGGTCGCAGCATCCACCTGGTCATCATGCGCCGACTGCGGGAAGGCGATGAGCTCCTCCATCCAATCATGGATCCATGGTGCCTGATCGGGGTTCGGAACAAGCACGTTACCAGCCTCGAAATCGGGAGCGGCTGCGTTAAGGCGCGCGATCTTTGAGTCTGAAACTTTCACGCCGACTATCCCTGGGATCTCGTTCGCGAGGGAGTTGATCACCGCAGGGCCGTTTGCTTTATCCTCGATCAGCTTGAGATGCGCCTGCGGCCACTTAGCTGTCATGGATCTGATGGCCGTGATGGTTTCCGTGAACCCCATGCGCCCGCGCACCTGATCGATGAGATATTTCTGTGCACCGATGCGCGCCCATACCTGACCGACGACGAAATCGGTATCGGATCCGCCTTTGAACGATAGATCCCAGCTCTGGAGCCAATCGCCTCGCAGCCGAACATCGGCGGGGATGTCTCGGTAGAACCGGAACCAATCGCGCCGAACCAGGGAGCCTTTGTCCGGACTCGGGCGCTGTTGATAAAGCCCAGCCCAGACGCGAGATCCCACCGCGGCCTTGATGTTGAGGCATTCCTTCAGGCTGTATTTGTTTGGCCAGAGCGGATCCCCCTCCTCGCGATGATCGAGGCCCGAGAGGATCGGATGGTAGAAATCCTCGTAGCCAGTTTTCGCTGACTCTTTCAGCATGGGGAACGAGAGGATCGTCCAATCCTCGCCCGTCTCCTTCGCATGGGAGATGATGCGCCCAGCCAGATCATCCTCGTGCCATCGAGTCATGATGAGACAGATGCCAGCATCTTTTTCTCGGCGGGTGTAGAATGTCGAGGTGTACCAGTCCCAATGCTTTTGCCGAACGGTGGGCGAGAGCGCCTCTTGCCAGTTCTTGATCGGATCATCAATAACGCCGTAGTTGAAACCTCGGCCCGTGATGCCAGAGCCGATGCCAGCCGATCGATAGTAACCACCATGGCTAACGATCTCGAAAACGTTATTGTTTCGCAACCAGGATCCGCGAACATCAGAGCGAACGTTCTCCCCGCTGAGAGTCGTGTTCGG